TCAGCAGTGACGATCACCACCTTAGTGCTGGCGGTGATGGACTCCGACGCCTGCACGTCAGCGGTTTTAATGCCTGACACACTCAGCGCGCCGGTTTCCGGTTCATACTCGATGACTGCGCCATCCGGGAACGCGATATGCAGCGCATCCGCCGACGCAGACGGGGCCGGGAAGTCATCGGAGAAAATGCCGCACAGCACAAACGCGGTATCGAGTTCGCCACCCAGCGCAAAGATCAGCACCTGCTCACCGACCGAGGGCGCCGACCAGCTGCGAGTACGCCCGGCGCGACAGGTTAGCCAGTTGAGCCAGTCGGTAAGATTGCCGCCGGTTTCGACGCGGCACAGGCCGTTATCAAGATCAACGATGCTCACGGTGCCGATGCGGATCAGGTTGCGCAGCAGGCGCAAAATGTCGTGTTGATTGTTCATGCTGGAAGGATGCATTGTCGTATAGGCGACATCAATGTGATGAAGTTGGAAGATCTTAGGCACAACAGAGGGTAAACTATTTAACAATCTCTAATTTATGCACCCATTGCAATCATAAGCAACGGAATCATTCGAAACATAGTTTTCCGATACAAAGGAATATTAGATGACTGCTCCTATTGATAAAAAATTAGAAAAAGTAGACAAGGCTTTTGATTTCTTCATGGAATGCAGAAAGGAAAATAAATTCTTCACTTTGCCTGATGTAACAAAAAAAACAAACTGGGGACTATCTACAGTAAAAACATATTCAACAAAAAGATGGGGGAGCTTCATTAAAAAAACAGAAAAAGGATATATGGTAACTGAAAAATTTGATCGATTTGACAAAAAAAGTTTTAGGAAACACCATAGCCAAAAAGAAACATCAAACAAGTATTTTTATAATCTCTTAGTTGAGAAATCAATAACAGCGTGTATTGCAGCCATTGAAGTATACAACAAACCTGATTTTAAATTTCGCGAAGAAAGCTTCTCTATTTTAATGATAAATGCCTGGGAGCTAATTTTAAAAGCTAAGATTCTCAAGTTAAATAACGACACTAAAGATAGCATTTATATGAAATCTAAAGGTGAGATTCAACTATCCCCTTCTGGCAGTCCAAAAACCATCACCATAACTCGTGCAGTAGGACTATTGGAAGGGCAAGGAGTCATAAATAAATTAGTAGCTGATAATATAAAGTTACTTATAGAGATCCGGGATGGATCAGTCCATTTTGTGCATGATGACATGACTCTTAGCACTAAAATACAGTCAATAGGTACCGCCTCACTAAAAAATTTCATGACATTGGCAATGAGCTGGTTTGATTATGACTTTAGAAAATACAACTTTTATTTAATGCCTGTTTCGTTTTATCATTTGAGCGACATGGAAAGCTTTAGTGTTGACAATAGATTTAGGGATAATCTTCTAAACTATTTAGGCAAGATTGAAAAAGAGCATGACATTGATGACGACCCTAACTTTAGCATTTCACTTAGATTGGAAACGAAGTTTGTTAAAACCTCATCGGAGGAAGCAATGCAAATAAGAATCACCGATGACCCTGATGCACCAGAAATCCAAATAGTAGAAGAGGACGCTTTGAAAAACCATCCTCATACCTACAATGAAATATGCACTATAATCAGAAAAAGATATCGTGACTTTAAGAAGAATTCAAAATTCAATGAATTAATGCGTGATATGAAAAAGCAAGGTGATAAATTCTGTAGAGAAAGAAAACTAGATCCCAAAAACCCCAAAAGCATACACAAAATTTTCTACAGCAGCAGAGTAATTGATGAGCTTGACAAGCATTACAATAGAAAATAGTAGCAGGCCATTATTTTCACGACTTAAAAAGATAAATGCTCTATCACTGCATTTTCAATGATTTTGACATCATCCGGCCCAAATCCCAGCAACGGACGGGCCTCATATTTTACCGCCTCGCTGTGCGGCGTCGGCCGATCGCGCAGGCCGTAATGATGAACGTTTACCATGCGTTTCACACGCCCGACAAACTCAACCACGGCCGCATCGCTGTTGCCCTGGGCTTTCAGGTAACGGGCCGTGCGCAGCTTGGAGAACATTGCCCGATCGCGCAGGCGCTTTTTGTTTCGAAGCCGAGTTTTGCGCGGCGCGTAGGGTGTGCCGTCCGGCGCCTGCTGGCGTTTGATGTGTTGCTGTTGACCGGCGCGCAGGCGCTTTGAAACGGCAACGGCCAGCGACTTTCGAGACTGCGGCGACAGCTTGGCAATCAGCCCGGCAAGCCGGGTGTCAAAGGGATTAAGCTCGCTCATGCCATTCACTCACTAATTTACCGTGAACAAAGAGCTGCATCGGTCGCGTGATGTCCTCCGGTAACGGCGGCTCCGGCAGGTGCTTAACGTGTAGTGCGCCGTTCTGTTCGCTGACCACTACACGCTCGGTCAGCTGCAGCGATACGCTGAAATCGTAAGAGCCGTTGTTGTTGAAGTCGCTCGCGAAGGTGATCCCGGTGCGGCGCTTTTCCTCGGTTGCCATGATGTCCGGCTGGTTCTCCCGTAGCCATGCCTGAATCGGCACCATGATTAAATCCAGATCGCCGGTGTAGTCCAAAAACAGCAGGTTAAGCGTATAGCGGTACTCATGGGACAGCGAGGCGGCAAGCGTGGCGGCCACATTGCCGCGCTCTACCCGCACTTGCAGATTTTCAGGGTTGCGCTGTAGCCACGGCAGGCAGCTTGTCAGCTCAGCGCGGAGCTGTTGCGGTTTCATCATCGTGTTGTTCCTGACACTGTTTTATCGTTTCGACCTGCACCGCGCAGGCCGCCAAGGCGTTTTCAAGCTGGCGAATATCGGCGCTCAGATCGCCGTTAGTCGCCGGGCGGCTGGCCGGGATTTGGCACAGACTCACTTTCGGACAGCCAACGTAGATAATCCGCGGCGCCGGTGAAGCCGGGGCGCTGGTGCAGCCGGGCAACGTCAGCAGGCAAAGCAGTGTTAAACCAGTCCCGTAATTGCTGATTTTCATTGAGTAACCTCTGTATTTTCTGCTCGCGCGTCAGTGCCAGCCGGTGCGCGGCGGCGAGATCGTCCCTTAACTTTTCCTCTTCCTGCGCCAGCCGACCGGCCGCCGCCTGCAGCGTGTCGATCGCCGCGCGGGTATCCGTCAGCGCCGCCGCTATCCGGCCGTTTTCCTGCCGGGCGCTTTCCAGCCGCTCACCCAACGTGACAACCTGCCATTTCATCCAACCGGCGGCGACCAGCGCCAGCACCAGAAACCACCCGATCGCGCGGCTCATGGCGCGGCACCGCTCAGGCAGTGGGCCAGCTCCACCGCCCGGCGCCGTTCCAGCCCCGGCGATTTGACGCCGTTGACGAACACCCAGCGCGGCAACTGCAGGCAGGCGCTGCGCCAGTCCTGCCGCTTGATGAAACCGGCCAACGTAGAGCCGCAGGCGGCTGTGACGCCGACGTTAAAGGCAAAGGACACCACCACGTCATAAACCGGCGGCGGCATCGTGACAGGCATACAGCGGCCTATGCCGCGCTCCACGCGATACACATCGGCAACGAGGTTAACGGCAACTTGGCGCTCGCTGATAACCGCGTCGGGCTTTACCCCGGCCGTGTGGCCAATGCCGCTTGTCCAGACGCCCGCTTGGCATTGGTAAGGCGATAAGCGGCAACCTTCAAAATCGGCCAGCAGGCGCAACCCAGCCTCAGAGATCTGCAGCGTGCTGAATTGCGGCAGCAGCACCGCCAGCGCCAGCACGGCGGCCACGCTGCAGCGTTTAGCGATTGAGTTCATCGTAAACCCTCCGGCTAACGCCTAACTTGTTCAACAGCTGGTAGCTTTTGCGGCGGTAGTACCAGTTAACGAGGAACGTGCCGACGCCCACGGCGGCGCCAACCATAAAGGCGATGTCCTGCGGTGAATACTTGCCGATCCACGCGAGGAACATCGCTACCGCGTAGGCTAAAAATGAGGTGATGCGCTCCATGTTTCTAATCCCATAAATTGACGGTTTCACGCTGCGGCGCGGCGGTCACGTCCGGCAGCTCAACCGGGTGGCCGTGGGGCAAAATAGCCCCGGCAGCGGCCAGCCCTTCATTTAGCGAATAGACCTGCTCAACCACGCCCTGCGTGCGCCCGTAGTAGCGCCAGCAAATCGCGTCAACGGTGTCGCCCTGCAGAGCGTAGACTCTCATCAGAGCAGCCCGATGATGCAGTGGCTACGCTCGGCCACGTTACTGATCGCGTTGCGGGCGTTACGCCACAGCTCGCCGATCGAGGCTTCAACCACATCAGCCTTGCGGCCGCCGGTGGCGGTAGTGTCGAAACTGCGGTATTGCTCCGAGAGCGTCGCCATGGTCATCGCGCTAACGGCATTGCGGTATTCGCTCACCCGCACGCTTTCTCCGTCGAGCTGTTCACCCGGCACATCCTCAAGCCGCTGATAGCCGTCGGCCATCTGGTCACGGCGGAAGGTGAACAATTCGGCGTTCACCTCCGCGATCGCGCTTTTAATTGCCAGCCGCAGGCGCGGGGCGGTGATGGTGCCTTCAATGCGCATCACGTCGCGCACGTCCGCCGGGTCAATGTCCGGCCAGAAAAAGACGTTTTTAACGATCGGCTCATCCTCCGGGCGCGGGGCTGGCGCATCCGGACGGGCCTTATGAATTACGATGCTCATGTGACCTCAAAAAATAGGGGGCGGTGGACGACGGCGTTGACGAGGTGAAACCTGTCGCGGCCATCGTGCCGCCCGGCGCGGGGCGCGTTCTGTCAGCGGCTGGCGGCGGCGCGTATCGCCCGCTCCAGCCGTTCAATGTCCTTTTTCACGCCGCA